CCCCTGATGAAGAAGAAAAAGCTATGCTTGAAAATAATATTCAAGTTGCTTTATCACAACAAAATATAGAACTAGAGGATGCTATTGATCTTAGAGAAATTAAGAATATAAAACTAGCTAATCAACTACTAAAGATTAGAAGAAAGAAAAAGATTAAAAACGATCAGCGAATTCAACAAGAAAACATGCAAGCCCAATCTCAAGCTAATATAGCTCAACAACAAGCCGCGGCAGAACTTGAAATGCAAAAACAACAACAAGTTGCTTCTACCGCTATATCTATTGAACAAGCTAAATCTCAATTTGAAATACAATTGCTAATACAAGAAGCTGAAGTTAAGAAACAATTGATGGAACAGGAGTTTCAATATAACATGCAGCTAAAAGGAGGAGAGGTTCAACAGAAAGCACAAGGAGAAAAACAAAAAGAAGATCGTAAAGATCAAAGAACAAAAATACAAGCCACACAACAAAGTGAGCTTATAGATCAAAGAAACAATAACAAACCACCTAAAAACTTTGAGTCAGCAGGTAATGATATACTAGGTGGAATTGATATGTCTCAATTTGGTCCTAGATAAATTTATTAACTATTATTATATTATATTATGGCAGAGAAAAAAGAAGAGCCAATCGTGGATAACGAAACTGGTTCATTAAAAGTAAAACAAAAAACAGAAAAACAACCAAGTGGTAGCGAAACAAAAGGAAATGTTACTAAGGTAAAAGCAAAAATGAAAGCAAAACCTATAGTTGAAGAAAAAACTATAACTAAAGTTGATTTAAATAAACCCGTAAAAACAGAGGTTGAAAAAACAGCTGAAAAGGATGAAGAAACCACAACTGAACAACCAACTCAAGTAGTTGAAGAGGTAGTTGAAGAGCCTACAAAAACAGTAGAAGAAACTACTGAAACTCCAGTTGTTGAGGAAGTAACCAACGAAGAAAAAGTAGAACAAATAGCAGAGACAGTGGAGGAAGCTATAACTGAATCTGTTGAAACTGGAAAAGCGTTACCAGAAAATATCCAAAAGTTAATGAACTTTATGGAGGATACAGGTGGAGATTTAACAGACTACGTAACGCTTAATCAAGATTATTCTAAATTAGATAATCATACTCTGTTAAAAGAATACTATAAATCTACAAAACCTCACTTATCAGACGAAGAAGTAGACTTTGTTATGGAAGATACCTTTGCTTACGATGAAGAGGTTGACGAGGATAGAGATATTAAAAGAAAGAAATTAGCCATGAAGGAGCAAGTTGCTCAAGCAAGGCAACACTTGGACAGTGTAAAGTCCAAATACTATGAAGATATCAAAAGCGGATCGAAGCTTACGAGTGAGCAACAAGAAGCAATTGAATTTTTCACTAAACATAATGAAGAATCAGATAAAAATTATGAAATAGGTAAAAAGCAACACGAGGTTTTTGCAAATAAAACAAATCAGGTTTTTAACGATAAGTTCAAAGGTTTTGAATATAATATTGGAGAAAAAAGATTTAGGTTTAACGTAAAAGATCCAGTGAAGCTTAAAGAAACGCAAGGCGACATTAACAACTTTATCAAAAAGTTTTTGACTAAAGACAATACAATGGACGATGCTGCGGGTTACCACAAAGGGCTTTTTACAGCTATGAATCCTGATCAAGTTGCTAATCATTTTTATGAACAAGGTAAAGCTGATGCTTTAAAAGAAAGTATTGCAAAGTCTAAAAATGTAAACATGGATCCTAGACAAGCTCACGCGGAAAACGTGAACACTAGTGGATTTACAGCAAGAGCACTTAATAGTGATAACTCTGATTTTAAGTTTAGAATTAAAAACAATAAATTTAAAAAATAACAAATTAAAAATTAAAAATTATGGCAATTACTGCAGGTACTAATTTGAACAGTGTAGCGGCTCCGCAAGCGGTGGCGTTAGCTTCAAATTATATCGATTTTACGTCCACAGCAACACAAGGGTGGGCACAACAATATTTACCAGATCTAATGGAAAAAGAAGCTGAGGTATTTGGTCCTAGGACTATATCTGGATTTCTTTCACAAGTTGGAGCTGAAGAGTCTATGACTTCTGATCAAGTTATTTGGTCTGAACAAGGTAGATTACACTTATCATACACAGGAACTGTAAACACTGGAACATCAGTTGTTACAATTTTAGCTGATATCGACGGAAATGTTGATGCTGATGGATTCGATCCAACAGATCATGGTATTAGACTTAATGATCAAGTACTAGTTTCTATTGATGAAGGAACTGTTAAATGTATCGTTACTGCTCACTCTGGTGACACCGTTACATGTGTACCTTATACTGGTGAGAACATTGATGATTTAACAGGATTTTCTACTGAATCAGCTCAAGCTTGTACAGTATTAGTATATGGATCTGAATATAATAAAGGTGTAGCTGGTCAAGGAAGTTATGGTGGCATTTCGGCATCTGGTCCTAAAACTGTAACTCCAAAATTCAAATCTTTCACTAACAAACCAATTATTATGAAGGATTACTATGAGATCTCAGGATCTGATACTTCACAAATTGGATGGGTTGAAATAGCAGGTGAAGAAGGTCAAAATGGTTATCTTTGGTATTTAAAAGCTGAAGGTGATACTAGAGCTCGTTTTACTGATTATATGGAAATGGCAATGTTAGAAGCTGAGAAAATTGTTTCTACCTCTGTTGCTGTTGATACTATATTTAGTGGAGGTTCTGGTCTTGGTACTAACGCTGGTACTGAAGGTTTATTTGCTGCTATCGCTGATAGAGGTAATGTTACTTCTGGTGTTACTGGTGTTAACGCTGCTACTGATTTAGCTGAATTTGATGCTATTTTAGCTGAGTTTGACTCTCAAGGAGCTATTGAAGAAAACATGATGTTTGTAAACAGAGCTACTTCGTTAGCAATGGATGACATGTTAGCTTCAATGAATTCTTATGGAGCTGGTGGTACTTCTTACGGAGTATTTGATAACTCTGAAGACATGGCATTAAACTTAGGTTTCTCTGGTTTCAGACGTGGATCTTACGATTTCTATAAATCTGATATGAGATATTTAAACGATAAAGCTACTAGAGGTGGTATTAACGCTAGAGATATTACTGCTCCAATTAGAGGAATAATAGTTCCAGCTGGTACATCTACAGTTTATGATCAAATGTTAGGAAAGAATCTTAAACGTCCTTTCTTACACGTTAGATATAGAGCTTCTCAAACGGATGACAGAAAATTCAAAACTTGGGTTACTGGTTCTGTTGGAGCTGCTACTTCTGATTTAGATGCGATGCAAATCAACTATCTATCAGAAAGATGTTTAGTTACACAAGGTGCTAACAATTTCATGTTAATGAAATAAGCATTATTTATATTAAAGACCGGGGCTTCGGCCTCGGCCTTTTATTTTATTAATTTTATTATATATTATATTATGGCAAAAAAACAAACAAAAGTCTCAACACAGGCAGATCCTGGAGATGAGCACGTAGAACAAGTGGTAGTTGAAACTCCACAGGTTGTAGAACAACCAAAAGTTGAAACACCGGTTATGGAAAAACCACTACCAACCCCAAAAAATACTTGGGAAATAAAAGATAGAAACTACTATCTAAGTTCTCTTACATCTCCATTATCTTATTCTATAAAATCAGCGGATATTTATTATTTTGATGAAGAAAAAGGTTATGAAAGAGAATTAAAATATACTTCTAATCAAAAAACTCCTTTTGTTGATGAATTTCCAGAAGGATCACAAGCTAGACTAGAGCATATTATTTTTAGAAATGGAAAACTACACGTTCCTAGAAACAAACAAACATTACAAAAGTTACTTTCTTTATACCATCCTCACAATGGCCGCTTATTTAAAGAGTACAATCCAGTTAAAAAAGCTACATCAGAGATTGATGTGTTAGAGTTAGAGATTAACGCGTTAAATGCTGCTAAAAACTTAGATATAGATATGGCGGAAGCGGTTTTACGAGTAGAACTTGGTTCTAAGGTATCAGACATGAGTTCTAAAGAGCTTAAAAGAGATTTATTATTATACGCTAAAAAGAATCCTAAACTGTTCTTAGAGTTAGTTAATGACGAAAACGTTCAACTTAGAAACTTTGGTATTAAAGCAACTGAAATAGGGATATTAAAACTATCATCTGATCAAAGAACATTTAGCTGGGGTTCTAATGATAGAAAACTAATGAATGTTCCTTTTGATGAACACCCTTATTCAGCTTTAGCCTCTTGGTTTAAAACTGATGAAGGAATGGAGATATACTCCAATATTGAAAAAAGATTAAATTAATCTAACTGTAGATGCAGTCGCTCTACGGGGCGATTGCAAATACAAACTAAAAAGAAATTATGGCAGTAAGTATAGATAGAGTGTACCAGAAAGTTTTAGCATTTGCTAATAAAGAGCAAAGAGGTTATATAACACCTCAAGAGTTTAACTTATTTGCCGATCAAGCACAAATGGAAATATTTGAACAATATTTTTATGATTTAAATCAATTTAAAAGAGCACCTGGTAATAGTGGTGAATATTCAGATGTTGTATCTATAATAAAAGATAAAATATCCATGTTAGAGCACTACCAAGTTGGTTCTTATAATATAACAGTTGCTAATAAATATGGTGATTGTATAGCTTTTGATACTGATATACCAGATTTATATAGATTAGGGGAAATCTCAGTTACGTATCCTGCAAAAGGGAAAAGTGGGGTTTGTGAGCAATTAACAGGTAAAGAATTTGTGATAAGAAATAGAAGTAAATTATCTCAGCACAATGAAGATAGACCTGTATTTATTAAAAGAGATAACCAGGGTCAATTACGTATAAAAATATATCCATATCCTAAAACCGTAGGTTTTATAGATGCTAATGGAGTTGCAGTTCCCGATGGTAGTGATATAACAACTGCCACAAATAAAGCTGGAGTATCAGCTGATTATATAAGAAAACCTAAAAATCCAAATTGGGGTTATGTAGTTGTAAATGACAAAGCACTTTATAACTCAACAACTTCAACAGATTTTGAGTTACATCCATCAGAAGAATCTGAATTAGTATATAGAATACTAGCATTCGCTGGTATTGCGATTGAAAAACCACAACTAACACAAGTAGCTGCAGGTTTGGAGCAAGCTAAAGTTCAACAAGAAAAACAATAAATAAATGGGATTATTAGACAATACTACGCAGCAACAATATTATCAAGGTAATGACCATGGTAATTATCAATTTACGTCTTTAGATGATATTATTACTCAATTTCAAATAGCTTATGTTGGTGAAGATAAAATTATATCTAAGATAAAGAGAGCTGATGTTGCTTTTCATGCCCAAAGAGCCTTACAAGAACTATCTTTTGACACGTTTAAATCCACAAAAGCTCAAGAAATAGTTGTACCCGCGTCATTACAAATGATACTCCCACACGATTATGTTAATTATACTAAAATAAGCTGGGTTGATTCTGCTGGTATAAAGCACCTATTGTATCCCACTAGTAGTACATCAAACCCTTTTAGTATATCACAAGATGACGATGGTGCTTATGATTTCCCTACTGGTCAAGAGTTATTAATAAATGATGATTTTTCTAGTTCTCTTGCTGGTACTTGGAACACAGCACAAGCTGGAAATGCATTAGCAAATAATTATAGTAGCGCGCTTGGATTAGTAAATGAAAAACTTACATTTTCATTTGTTACTAAAAATAATTTTGGTGTAATTTATAGTCACGTTTCAGCGGTTTATCAAGCTATAGATGTGAGTGATCTTCTTTATTTAGATATTTCAGCTGATGGTGTAGCAGAAGATCTTGTGTACACAGCGGCTAGTGGTGTGGCACTTGTTGATGGAACAGCGGTTAGTACTGTAAGATTTGGTTTATCTACAACTCCACCAGACACAGTGAATGTTAACAATGTTATTGGAGGTAATGTGCCACCTACAATAAATGCATCTACAGATTTATTTGATCTTACTAATGATAATGGAGAGAGTAGTTATGTAGAATGGACTGGAAACGAATCTAGCACTAAAACTGTTGAAACTATAGATGTAACAAATGTAAATACTGTTTACGCTATCGGACTTTCGTTTGCAATTTTTCCATCAGCACTAATAAATGGAAAGAAAGTACAAGGTAATTCTCTAGACAACGTTTCAATAATAAATGCTTTTGCAGCGGAAACACTATCTTCAAGCACAGATCAATCATCTACTACTTGGAATAACTATAAGTCACAAACTCCAGCTGAAAATAGTAGTGATGATTATGAAGACGATACTTATTGGCCTTTAGATGGTGAAAGATATGGTTTAGATCCACAATACGCCCAATCGAATGGTTCTTTTTACATAGACGAAGTATTAGGTAAAATACACTTTAGCTCTAACATTAATGGAAAGACGATTGTATTAGATTATATAAGTGATAGTCTTGG